TGCCGCAAATACCAACCGTCCGCCTGTAGCGCGAAAGCAACGCGCCACGGTATGCCGATTAAATTTTTGTCCCTGCCATAGCTGTCGCCTAAGTTCAGCCACACAGTCCCGTCATCCCGAAGGACGCGGCGCACTTCACGAAAGACCGACACAAGGGCTTCTACAAATTCCTCTGGGGTTTCCTCTAGACCTAACTGCTCATCCTTTCGCAGAGCTCCGCACTTACCGCACTCGCTCTTATAAAACTCACATGGCTTTTCCTTGTTATCGCTGATGTGATGCTTCCGCATAATCTGACCTTGATGGTCGCAGTCTGGGTCGCCCCCTTCCCATTCGGCTGTCCCGTAATCCCGAAGGCCGAAATAGGGTGGAGATGTCACGCAGCAGTGAACCGATTTATCTGGCAGTTTCGCCATTCCATCGCGGCAATCGCCTTGAATAATTCTAATCATATTTCCCTCGTTTTACATGTTTGCCCCGCAACTATAGGATTTCTGCGGGTTTTTTTCAATAAAATATTTTTGACTTTTGTGCATTTTTTTCTTGCACAAATGTCCAAAGCCCTTATTATGAGTCTTGTAAGCAACGCAACACAGAGGGACATCAGATGTCACGCAACATTAAAAACCAATACCGCCAGATGCAAATCGAACTGGTCGGCTTTGTCGTTATTATGTGTGGCCTCAGTGTCCTCGGTCTTTAAGGAGATATTATTATGACTGAACAACAGATAAATGAAATGAGCCTACAAGATTGTTTTGAATGGCTTGAGGAAGATAGCGTGTGGCAAGCAGCCCATATAGGCACTGGGCTTTGCACGGGTCGGCGTGGGTTGCGTCAACAGCGTATGGTGCTTAATCGCTTGCGCGAACTGACTGGCGTTCAGCCTGTTGACCTTGACCAGCGCATAATCGAAGAAGCCGAGCGCAATACACGAGAGGAGGTGGCGTAATGACTAAGCCCCTGACCTATTTTGTTGTTAATGACAATCGCGGGAAAAATCCTAATATGCTTCCGCATGAAGCATTTTCCGTTGTCAAAATGATTGGCAAGCAGCGCATCTGGGAGGAGCATCACTACTCCCAAGATGAGGCTCAACGTGCCGCTGAACTTCATATATCCAAAAAGTCATAGGAGGTGAAATGGCTGATAATAAATATATAGATGAACCCGTAATTTTAGAGGATGTTCGGAACGACGATTGGGTGATTGATAAAATACAAAGCAGGCTTCTGGATGCCGTAAAAGAAACCCAAGACCTTCAGCGGAAAATGGCGATGGTCAAATATTCCCACATCTTAGAGGAGACAGTAGATAGCCTAGATGACATTCTGCATAAAATTATAAATCCAATTAAAGATAAGACTGAGGAAGGAATAAAACACCATGACATCACCGACGCCTAATTTTGACTGCCCAATTCCAACGGGAAACGAGTTTAAGAAGTGGAGGCTTGATAACGGATTATCCATTAGCGAAGCCACAGAACTTTTTGGCTTCAAAAACATATCGTCCATTTATCAAATCGAGAACGGAAGACGAGGAGTTCCGAAGCATATTGCAATGATGATTTCGATGACAGATTTTGGTGGCTCCAAATGACGGTCGTGATACCGCCCCCGATCAGGGAAAATGATTTTGGCGTTAGTGCGGCATCAAGCCTAACAGCAAAAGAAACGCAAATGATTATTGGGCTATCTGAGAAGGCGAACAATCAGCGAGTCAGCGGAAGGGTTCAGGACAGGGGTTCTAATATCGTTGATATATCAACTCGCGCCGTAGATGTTTGGGTTATCCATGAGGATCATGAATGGCTGGATAATCTGATTGTCTCTGAAATTCGTGCCAAGAATGAGGAGTATTATGATTTTGATTTAACTGGCCTCATAGAGCGGCCACAATTAATGAGATACAAAGAGGGTGGTCACTATGATTGGCACATCGACATTGGACGGGGCGATAATTCCACCCGCAAACTATCTATCAGTTGGGTTTTGAACTCAGATTTTGATGGGGGCGACTTAGCGTTTTTTCAAGATAGAGAAATTAGCATACCGTTTCGAGAGGGTCAGGGATGTGTGTTCCCCAGCTTCATGCCTCACAAGGTTCAGCCAGTTACGTCAGGAGAGCGCTGGGCGCTGGTCGCTTGGATTTCTGGCACACCGTTCCGATAGAACATCGCAAGACCACAGAGGGTCATAAGGCGCTCAAGTTCCTTATACCCTCTGTCGGTCAAACAATATTTCTCATTTTTCAATTCAACGAAGCCGCCGCTCTTTAGCTTGTCGCCTAGCCACGGGTATGGCTCACGATGACAAAGCACGGCGATCAGCCCGCCCATGCGCTGATTCTGCACGTTGGAGAGTTTCGGCGGCTTGCTCATATCATTTCATGCTGGCTGTCAAAAACATCTTCTGCCTGTAGCACGGTTTGACGGGTTTCCAATATCTCAGACTTGAGGTTATTGCCCATATATAAACCGCAAGATTGGCATTGCCCTAAATCACCCACATCTTCGATTACAGAGGGTGTTTGGCATTTGGGGCATAAGCCCTTATCAATAAGCCTTTGCACCTCCCCAGCCCCCTTAAAGGCCGTTTCTGTAGCGTTTTCCGTCATAGTTAAGCACCTGATTCCTGTTGCCCGTCTTTTTGTAGCTACAATGCACCCAACCGCTGGTCGGGTCATCTTCATCATAGTATTCTAAGATAAGCTGGTCAAAGTCAAGATTGACAACAATCCATTGAGCCAAATCATAATTCGATACGGTCGGCACCTCAAAGTCTGCCGCCTCACCTTTGGCGTGTTGACTGTTGACGCTGCTCCCTATCTCTTTGCACAATGCGGGGCTGCGATAGCCTGATGAGGGTGTAAACGGTGTCGCAAACTCCTCCCGCACGGGGTCAAGGATATTCTCACAAAGAAGCGATAGGCTTTCAATGTGTTCACCCGTGGGCATATTTCTGATGCCCTTACGCTCTGCCGTTTGACTTTTCGTCATCTCCCGCAAGCTGAAATATTTTGATAACATCATATTCGGCTTCCCCTTGCTTACGGGAGCGCTTACTTTTTTCCGCGTAGCGCTCCGATAGATTTGAACCCAAAAGATGCGGCCACTATCGACATGAAAGTGTAAGACAGCCAATCAGGAGCTTGCCCGAGTCGTTCATACGCATGGTTATAATACTCATCAAAATACGGGACGAAGTTTCCAATAAACCAAAGCCCGAAAATCACGCTGAACCACTCGTCTTTCCATGAGCCATCCGTTGCATCTGCCTGTGATTTTTGAATATCAATCTCACCAGCGGCTACGCGCTTTTGAATTTCCGCGTCTGCCTGCGCCTTCGCAATCTTCACGGCTGCTTTGGCTTTGGTTTCCTCAACCTTGCCATCAACCCAATTTCCAGCAATATCCGCCACTGGTCCGAGCAACATTCTCAACATCTTACAATCCTTAATTCAGCGGGTTTGAGGCTGCGTCCAAACCCTTCCACAAATCATCAATCTCGCGGTTTATCTTAGCAAAGTTCTTATCAATTGACTCCACCTTCTCCTTAAATCCCTGCACCAGCAAATCGTTCTCAAGCGAAACCTTCTCAACCTCTGCGATACGGTCACGCATATCCAGCAGTTCCTTTTGGTTTTCCATTATTGATTCAAGGTTTGTGCCAACTATAGTTAGCTTCTCGGCTGTCTTGCCGTTGCCAGCCACAGCCGCCTCAACGGCCTCAATGCGACCCATAAACTCCGCCGCTCCGTATATAAAGCCGCCAATGGTCGAGGCGAGTGAAACCACGATTGCAATCCATACGCCGCGCAGCTTCGTGCCGCCGATTGTTAGTTCGGTGTCTTCTAGGCTCATTGCATATACGCTTGCTGTTGGCCATAAATCACTTCGCCCTGACCAAGAACATCAGCAGCAGATACATAATCACCAGTCAAGAAGTCATGGAATGAGATACCGCCTATGTTGGCAGTCCATTCCACGGATAATATATCATTGGTGGCGGAATATGAAATAGATGCCTCCGCCATAGACTGGTCATAGTCTTGTGCGTGTTGGTCAGAGATGCTCGTCAACTGCTCATTCTTAGATGCGGCCAAGAAAGCGCCCGCCTCCCTGGAATTTTGAGCAATAGCCTCAAGGCTTTGGTTATATTCAACGACTACTTCTTGGGTGATGCTCACGTCATTTGTCTCCACAAACTCCTGAACAGCAAGCTGGTCTTCTACGTTGTTTGTCTGTTGAGCAACCTCCGCTTTATCAGCGACCTCCTCAACGACACTTAACTGGACAGACGCAACAATGAAAGAATCGACCGCCTCAGATACCTTCACCATAGACTCTGCTGCTTTTTCCTCAAGAGCCATTTGGGTCGTGAAATACAAAGCATTCTGCACTCCTGCAAGAGCTTCATTGTAAGCAGTTATGTCGCCTTCATTTATGATGTATTGGTCATCATCCACGGCGTTGTAGTCAATGATACCGCCCACTGACGCATAATATTCCGCGCCATAAACGGCATGGCGACCCTGCTCCAGCTTGGCCGCGATGGTTTTGCTGGCCTCTACCAGATTATCAATCGTTGTCTCGGCGTGTGCTACGGAAACGCTCAGAAATGCTACCGCCGCTGCCATCGCTGTCTTCCACATCTTCATCTTCCTTACCAATACGCAAAATCTTATCATACCATTCTTGGCGCTCTTTGTAATCGGGTATGAAGGTTTGCGGGTCTCTTTTCATTAAAAGTGTTGCCGCACGCCCAACAACCAACTTCCCATTCACCGCTATTGGACACGGTGTTCCGCTGTTAAACATGGCCTTCCAAGTCTCAATATTCTGACAAAGCCGCGCCACTGAAGCGATAGACATACCCTGCTCCTTGAGTGCCTTCGCATCCCTGCGCCTATTGCACTCTGAGTCCTGCTTGTAGCCGCCCATAGACAATCCAAGCACGTTGACTTGAACGCCCATACCTCGACCAATCAAACAGCTTTCAGAGCCACCAGACGGAGCGCTAGGAGATACAGCGGTAGGGGGCGGCGTGACATTTGATGCAGCACCAGCGCCGTTGTAATTATTGGTCGTTGATGTTGACGGGTTGTTGCTGCTTACCGTGCTATTGATGTTGCTGGTATTCAGGTCGCCCGTTTGCTCATTCTGAGCCAATGCAGGCGGCGCTATCAGCAAGAGCGCTAATAGTAACCACCGCATGACCCATCCTAGCCCATCTTCAAAAGAATTGTTATGACAGTCCCAAAAATCGCAGACATCATAGCGCCACCCAAGATGGAGAGCCATGTGATGCGCCAATGAAGGTTTTTAATCTGCGCTTCCATCAACTGACGAAACATCGCACATTCACGTTCATGCGCCTCAAGCTGCGACTGGGTGGACATTTTATTTCTTCAGGTTCAGCGCAAGAAGCTGAACAGCCTTTGAGATTTTGGCAATAAATTTGTTATCAGAATCAGATGGCGTAACATTGGCGATAGCAGAAGCCGCCGCAATGATACCCGTAATCCAAGCAATAAGTTCTTCCATGTCAAACTCCTGTGATATTTCGTCCAGTATATCACAGGCTGGAAGTCAAATCTCAGGCTGTTTCTGCTTTTATGATTTCTTTGCGTATTCTGTGGAGGGTAAGTTGTATGCCCCACTTACGCTTTCCGTTTATCGTCGGCGCGATATTAAAGGTATGGCTAACGAAAACTTCCCAACCAAATAGCAATCGGATTCCTACAAAGTTCACGGGCATTTCAAAATCAGGATACTCAGGAACAAAGCCAATCCCGTGGCCTGTAACAGTTCGCAACCCCAGAGGATAGCGGAAATACCTTGCGTTCAAACTTACTGGCACATCCTGACAGCCAGAACCGCCGCCCTCATAATGACCCTCAAACTTTTTAACGGAATCCATGATTACCCGAAAGTCTTTAGATTGGTTGCCGTGGTAAAAGGGTTGAACAGGTTTATGAACAAACAGATGATAAAGGTAACATTTCTCAACGTGATAAATGATTTGGTCTTTTGACATCGCAATCTCCAGCGTTATTTATAAAACCTCAACATCTTACACGGTTCTACCGTGGGATTCACTATGGAAATCTGCTCTGACGCGACCTTGTAAATCTTATTTGCCTCAATAGCTGTTCCGCCCAGAGTCACTGGCTGGCTGAACAATAAATAACATTCTTCGCATACTGGCTTTTCAAACGTAAACGAGCCACCAGCCGCGACATCACCATGCTGCCTAATCCAATCCTGAACATCATCCTGAACGTGGGTAACACAAACGAAAGACAGACCACCTTCACCCGCTTCCAATCTTGATATAGCGCTTTTTAACCCCCATGCCGCCTGCCAATTTTTCCACGGCTGGTCATCCCCTTGATAGGTGTATCTTAGGGTAACAGTTGCCTCATCTGTTCTCTCATGCGAAGCTCCAGTATCAGCAATCAAATCTATAAAACTAGAAACATCCTCTTCAGATATGATGGTTTCTTCGTCCCATTGATATTTTTGTATGGCTGTTCCACCCGTGATAGCATGGACTAGATTGGCTCTCTGAACGCCATCAATGCTGGGGTGCTGATTATCCGCTGAGTAAACTCCGTGGTCGGCAAGCGTATCTCGTTGATAGTAAGAGCCAGCCTCTTGGTTTAAGGCAGTGCTTACACGAAACTTCCCATAATAAGTGACAGGGACGCTGAAGGTAAATGTGTTTTCAATGGCCATCTAAACCTCCGATGGGCTTTCCTGCTCAGGCGACTCATCTTCAAAATACTGGTAATTCGTGTCAAAGTGCATTCTGACTAGCTTTAGAAAAAAGGCCGCCTCATCGTCCTCTGAAGGTATTTCATCTTCAGGTATCTCAGCAATCATAAGGTCATCATTGAAATTACATCTTACCAAACAAGTTTGCTTTCTTGCATTGTTTGGTAAATCTTCCATTGTTTTTGCTAAAATTACAAAATCACTAAAATCAGTCATGGCTTAACTCTCAATCCTTAATGTAAATGTTCCGCCCGCAGCAGGCATAACAAACCCTGAATCGTGCGGTATGTTTAGCCTCAAATACGAAAGACTAGACTGCTGATAACATTGCACCGCCTCATTGGGTTGGCCAGTTTTCTGGTGAGCATCATTAACCGCATCCCAAACTTGCGTATTGTTGCAATAGACCTTATTGAAAATACTGGTATCGTGTATAAGCCCTTCGTAGAACGGGTCAAAAATGTTTATCTGGACAATTCTATTTGTCCCTGTGTAGCTACCTGAACCAGATGCGCTGAATTGTATATACCCGCTGGACGGTAAAACAATCAGCTTCTCAATTGGTCCGCCATGAGAGTTTGATTCACCTGAGAAGTTACCTGATGCAGCACCGCTACAACTGAACCCTGATATGCCGCCTGAGTTTCGAGTCCGCACGGCTTGAATAATTACCGTCTTCCCACGCCATGCTGAGTTCGGTGTAAATCTCACGTTTGATATTGTTGGGTTTCCACCCTCATTTTCAGCCCTAGCTTGCAAAAGGCTCGGACCTTGTGTGGGGAGAATCCATCCAGCGTGACCATCATCGTGGCGGCTGTTATTTGTATTATTATTCCAATCCGTTGTCCTATACGCATAATTGTCGCGCCCTACTATATCATCAGGCCGAATCCACACTCCAGTAGTGCTAGTTGACCCAGCGCCAGTGTGATTAAACGCAGCCCCGAAGCGGCTATATGAAAGGCCGCTTGTGTTTGATATTGAGCCAGCAGCCCCGTTCCTAAGTGGCGCTGTAAGCACGATTTTCAAAGGATATTGATTGGCGGTAGAGGTTGCTTGATAAATAGCCGCCAGCTTTATTTGAGTCCCGTCACTTTGCAGCTTCCCATCAATGTTTGCTATGTTAGCGCTTGGGCTTACAGAGCCAACATTTGATGACAAAAGCACTCCCGCATACGTTCCTGAAATACCGTATCCACGGCCAAAAAACACATTGCCAGCGTCTCCAACCGTTACCGTCCACTCACCAAGAACACCGTTATCATACTCATAGAGGTCGCTCATGGATATAGCGCCGCTCGTTGGTATCGTGCCATTTAGATTGTTGCGTTGCTGCTTGGTCATCGGTCCAATGATATTAATGGTGTGCCTGTCTGACTTTGACCTAGTAGAGCTAAGAAAGTTTCCCTTAGAATCAGTGATATCATTCCAAGCGGTATATGAACCCGCCGACTGTAATGCAGCCCTTTTTGTAAGACCAAGATTACTGCCAAGCGGATAGTTTCCTTTGCCTAATCGGTCGCCGTGATTATATTCGCCTGTCTTGTATGTTTGGTTCGAGTTTCGAGAGCCATCCAAATTTACGATAGTTCCATACTGACCAATGCGGTCCGTCCTTGTATAGCTGGTCGTAACTGTGCCGCCCCCCTGCACGGCAGTGGCCGATTGCAGCGTATCTACTTGGTGATAATAATCCCAATCGGTCGAGCTGTTAATGTATCTATATCCATTGAATGAGTATGATTCTAAGCCACTTTTCTTATGTTCCCCTGTGTCAGGTCGAAAATTTTGCAGAGAAATAGAATCTGTATCACCCACATGGGTTCTCAAATCACTCATGCTAATTGTGCCAGAGGCTATTGATAGCTTACTCATCAACCTTCTCCCTCAGTTCTTTAATTAATGCAGCCTGCTCATCGACAGCGTTCTTCAGGTCTTTAACGGCCTCTATCAAATATCCCGTGATGTTGCCATATGCGACACTTAGATATTCACGGCTGTCATCTACTAACTCAGGGGCGACCTCAGAAAGTTCTTGTGCGATTACACCAGCACCCAATGAACCGTCTTTGGTGTAAGAAACGCCACGCATTTCATATACCTTGCTTCCATCCAATGTTGCTACATTTTCCTTCAGTCGAACATCTGAGTAAGCGGTCATGTTTCCGCCTGCCGTAATATCTCCATCAGCCGCCAAATCACCGTCATTGTTAAGGGTCATGCGAGATGTGCCGCTTGAGTTTTGGAAGTCAAAGCCACTTGATGTCGGCGCTTTATAAGTTCCGATTGTCACGCTGACATTGCTTGCGCCAATGGTGAATAGTTCCCTAAACGACGACTTGTAAATCTTCAATACATGAGCGCTACTCGTCGTTGTATCATAGTAAAGCATACCGTCTGTCGGGTTTGTCGGAGCGCTGGAGGAAGCGTTATTTGATTTTACAGCGGCCAACGCACCATTAAGGTCAGACCTGACCTGTGATGCTGTCGCGTTATCAATTACATAATCATGTGTTGCCATTAGTTATACTCCACCTTCGCTACGAGTTCGCCTATGCTTGGCGTGATGCCATTACCAGTTGATTTCAATTTTACCATAAATCTAAAAGCGCGACCATAGAAGTCACCCGCTTTGAACCTTTGATAGTCTGACCATACTGGCACGGGAGATGTAGACGCTGGATTGTCTGTTGTGGTGCTAATGAAAAACTCCACATTCACATCATCATTGTCTTCACCATCCGTAAGGCTATCCCACAACCCTGCAAGGCTATCCAGTAGGATTGTTCCACCCCCCACATCATCCCACTGCCCGCCATCGCCTGCGCGAATTAAAGCACAGTGCATTGATGCCCTGACCGTTCTTGCTGTCGTTGTGTCAATGTAATTAGAGAAAACATAAGTCCCTTCGCTTGGTGCGTTTGTATAGTTGGACAATTCAAGCCTGCCAGAAACCAATGCCGTATTGGTCTTTGGAATCCCGCTGAACGATGCATTCTCCTGCTGCGTGAGTGTGTTCGTAAAACTTGGCAGCATATTCTCAGTAATCGAAATCGACGTGCTGTTTTGACTCGGTATTCCCAGCTTGTCATACGCCCGTATCATATATGTCCCCTTGCGGGCAGGAACGGCAACGCTAGATGCTGGCCTACTAACCTTTTCAACGCCTGTTGTCGCGTTTGAAAACTTAGCGCTGGAGGTCTCCGTCGCGTGGCGTATTTGATAATATGACAAATCAAAGTTTGTCACGGGCGTCCACTCAAGGTCAGTATACCCACCCAATACGTTTGCCGTAAAATTAGTCACATCATCAGGCGGGTCAACGCTGGGCGTGGTTGTGACTGAGCCGTAGGCATAATTTCCTCGTGTGCCTACGCTGTTGACACCCCTAGCCCTGAAATTATACCGCTGCAACGTGGTGGCATCCAATTTCTCTGTCGGCACATCCCTTACTTGAAACTTGCCAAGAGCGCCCTGCCCAACAACCTCGTAATCATCGTCAGTCGTTGATACAATCTGCCCGCTGGAATTTATTATTTTCTCAGGCTTATACTCAACGATACAACCGTCAAGTAGTGTGGGGTCATCTGCTGTGATTGTGGCAGATATAACAGTGATAACGTGTTCATTGATAATTTCATCTGATGCGGCTGCTGCAACAGTTACATCTGAAACAAATCTATTGGATGGCGCTACTAAGCCATTTCCCAGTTCTACGACATTTACTACAGGCGGATTTATCTGTTCAGGTTCTTCATCACCCGTCCATGAATACACAACCGATGAGATTTCCTGTAAGGTTAAATTAAATGAAATGCCGCTTTCTGAATTGGGTGCTAGACTCCAAGCCACAACTTCAAAGGTGGCATCAAGCCCTAAGCGAGTATTTTGAAATGTAACCCAATCACCGACTGCCAAATTAGCTGCCTTCAAACCAAAGTTTCCCTGAATTTGGGTTTGCTGCCTGCCGCGCAAAAGCAACACTTTCGCAATTCGGTTTGCCATGCTTTTGGTGTTTGTAAAAAGCAAATCAATATTATTGACTGACGGAATATCTCCATCTTCCGCAAGAGCCGATTGAGAGACAACAGGCGGATAGTCTGATTTCTGCCAATGGGTTTCCCACCCTTTGTATAGCCCATGAACCTCGTTAAATAATTCACGCTTTGAGCGTTTAGTCTGAACCTTTAAGCCGCTAACGCAATCATCGTCATCTAGTGTGACTGTCGCGTTTCTTGATACGCCCGCATAAAATTGGAATTTGCCAAGAGAGTAGAAAACATTCCCCGCAGCCGATGTGGCCATTGAGTTAATGATATTCTCTGGCGTTGCGTCTGTGGTGAACGCGCCATTGGTGGTATAGGCAGCATTGGCAAGGCCGCCGCTTGTATTGACAATAACATCAACCGCTTGATTGTTTTCAAATGTAAGAGGGTTGGCGCTGGCAAAGTTCCAATAAAAAACACCTGTCCCCCAAAGGCTGTAAACTCGTGCTACGTTAATAATCCAATAACCCGTCTGCTCAGATACAGATGTCACGAGAAACCTCGCAATCAAACCCTTATCATCTGATGGTGCAACCACCATAGTCGAACCAGCCGTAATCGCGCCGAAAGCAGATTGACGGTCTGTGCCGCCAGCGTCCACATCATCAATATAAAATGCGGTTGTCTCATTTAAGTTCGTGCTATTGGCGCGTATCTTCCCGCTAGTGGGGTCGGCGTTTGTTGTTGTTGTGCTGAATGTGTAGTCATATTGAGGCACGCCGTAATTGCAATCATCTTTTGCCTGAATAAAATTAACGTCATCTATCTCTGATGAATCGCAGTTCAAGCCATAATCAGAAGTTAAGTAATCCCGCAGGCAAAGCGCTGGATTATCTGACCAACCTGTTGTTTGCGTTTCAGGGTCATAAACCTTTTTGCCCTTTACGACAAATGTCATGCGCGGTTCGCCGCTAGTAAAGTATTCAGGGTCATGTGCCAATCGAAGATAAACATACGCGATACCGCGCAGTCTGTGATTTGCTGTCCAAGATGCAACCTCACTTACAAGGTTTGTATCAGCCGCTTGGTCACTTGCTCCATTATGGAAGGTTGCCCTAACCAGCCCCGAAACTTCATCATTCAAACCTAAGTTGAAATTAGCTAATGAGACGAATGGGTTATTGTCGATATTATATGGCACTGTCCCAGCGGGGAAGCCGAAGATAGATGTCCTCTGAACCCCATCCGTAAACGGTCCATTAAACATAATGCGCTCATCATCTAACCACACCTCCTCCAACGCATCACACTCGTGACCAGCTAAAGCGACCACCAAATGAAGATATTTTTCATTGTCGGTTGTTTCCTTAAACACGATAGCCCCGCCAACGCGAGTCCTGCCGTAAATTACTTGTTGATGGGCTGTCGGGTCTGGTCCGCTGACATCGTAGCCACCGTCAACACCAATATCCCCCATATCAGGAGCAAGTGATTTGGCCACCTCAGAGAGAGCAAGCATACCCGTGAAATACAGCACGAAGCCCATCATTGTTGATGTCGATGCATACGCCGCAATAGCCGAAACCACAACCGTAACGGGGTCAGATGTCGCGGGTGACGCTGTGACTATGAACAAGCCCAAACTGTGAAGGAATATTTTAAGCATTACGGCCTCCACACGAAATCAATATCTTCACGGGGGAGAAAAATAACGCCCTCATTTGAAACAAACGCTATCAGCCTGTCAATTACAACACCGAAGGAATACCCAAAAACACTAGACTCGCCATCAAAGATAGGGCGGCCAATAATATCACCAGCCTTAATAAACGGCGTTTCAATTCTGGTAAATCTATTATCCAAATACTGAACAATGTCATCTTCCTCAAAGCTATTTTGTAATTCCTTATAATACTTTACCGCGCCCGTAAGCGTTGAATAGTTCCCTTTCACATCCAGAAGATTCTCACCGAAAAACGCTTCGTAGCAAGTGTCCATAAACGTAAAGCAGTCCAACTCACCCCATGTAAGGGGTTTGTCAGATGTGTCGTTAATTACCTGTTGGATGCGGCTGCGCCATTCGGGGTGCTTCATTATCTGCCCCATCGTATTTTTTGCAGCGGAGTGTTGTTTGTAAAGTCCAAGCCCTTGTCATCAGGGAATTTTGACTTCAACCAATTCGGTGTAAATCTTCTGTTTACAGGGCGACGCAAAACAGCCAATCGACTCTCAAGCGCTAAATTGATTGTGGATGTTTCTTCTCCCTCGTCAATATTCATCATATCCATGAAGCCGACAAACACCTTGTCAAATAGACTACCATTATCAACATCAGTATTTGCCAAATCAATGGTGCTGTTGCCATCTAAGACAGTGAGAAATATACTACCTTTTTTGCCTTGATAGTTTTGCGTCAATGCAAGCCTCATTGGCTCCGTTTCTGTGCTTGGTATCCCGCTCAAGCTAATTTGAGCGCCACGAGCAGAAATCTCAAACGTCTCATCAACCTTTGACAAACCCAGCAGCGACCCGCCTCCTGTGTATATATCACCATTTATTTTGACGTTTCCCAAGCCAGACCAAAGGTGTAGGGGGGTATCAAACTCTAGTTTGACAGCAAAAAAAACCTTCACCTCACGCTCAGAAAGCGCCGCAAGGGTAGTTGAATTTAAGCCCCTACTCATACGTCTGAAACCAAATTCTCAACGGCGGTAAAACTTAATCCGTAAGTTTGCGCTCTATTAATATCCCAATCGATTACGCTTGATGCCAAGCGGAAAACGCCCTTAGTGTTTTGAACCTTGATGTTTGAATAATTATCAACCTTGTGCGCTGCCCGCCTAATGTTAGGCCAAATGTAAACGGTAGCGCCGCCATTTGAATCCGTGTTCACATCTTGCAACACCTTATGCAAAACCTCTGTCTGGTCGCCATCGCCAAGCTGGATGTAATCACCCGCCTTCAGGTATCCCGTCACGCTGTTTTGGTTTGTATCCAAATACATTTTATCATTAGCAGGGACGAGCGTTGTGCCATTGTTAAAGACCTCAATGGTATTCGTATCCCGTGCTGCCCCTCTTGGGGTGGCCGCCGTGGGGTCGCTAAGAAAGAATCGGCCATGCTGACCCTTCAAACTCATAAGCCAAGCAATCCAAGTTTCCGCTGCCGCACGTTTCATAGGCGGCAGGTTTATATCAGCTTCCCAGCGCTGCGCCCCAAAGTTTTGCACTTGCTCTTTGTAAGTAAAGGGAGAGCGTGACACAAGCGTTCCATTGATCGCCCGAAAGGAGATATTCATAATCCCTGTAACCGTTGGCATCGTAAGTGGGTATTGACCATCCAGTGACATTAGAACGCCCTCGTATATGAACCGCCACGCTGCGCCTGCTCAGATACAGCGGCTTTCGTGGCCTCTTGGATTTGCGGCATCATTGTCATCACCTCGCTGCGAACCGTAGCCTGAACACCCGTGCTAAAGTTCAATGATTGGTTTACGACTATAGGAGAGCCACCGCCCATCATGCCGCGTGTGTCGGCTGCGTTTTTAACAACTGATGCGCTCTTGGGGATTATGAGTTCTGGTCCGCGCTCACCCACAAGCGTGGGGCGGTTGGGCTGGATAGCGCCACCAGACGCAGCGGTGGGAAGCATCATTGATTGGGGTGCATTAAAGAAACCCAGAGCCGCATTGATAGCTTTGTTGACAACATACATCTCAATCATTTTTTTAATAATGCTGGTAATTGCCTCTGAAACAACATTTTTCAAGCCCTGCATACCATCGCCAACACCCGTCACCATATCAGTTATGGCTTGGCTAGTGCCGCTGGATAAGGCTTCCACCCCTCCCTTCAACGCCCCCTGAACCTCGTCCAAGCCCTGCATTTTTAATTTAAGTTGCTCTATAGCCAAACCAGCATCACGATATTTCTCTGCTTGCTCATCAGTCATTACACCCAGTTCCGACTCAACCTCTAACAACTCGCGCTCAACTGCGCTCAAAGTTTGTGTCTGAGCAGTCAATAAATCACGGGCGTTTGCCTGCTTAATTATCTCAGCGCCAAGATTCTCCCCTTCCCCCTTTGTTTGCACTCCACCAAGTCGATTAATCACATCGGGCGCTGCTGGTGTCGCTTTATCAGGAGGATTCTGCAAAGCACCACGCTCCGCCTCCAGCCTTGCCAACTCTTTTCTAGCTGCCATAAGCGATAAGACAATACCGTCCGTAAGGTTCCCCCCCGCTGCAAAGGCTAAACCACTCAATCCAGTTGTCGCATCTTTTAGGGTTTTCTCAAGAAGGGCAACTTTTTTCTCTTGTTCTTCAATGGCCGCTGTCGCCTCATCTATTGATGATGGCTGGAATTCCTCAAAGGCTTCATTAAATCCCTTTGCCAGATCAGTGGTGAGGGACACCAACCCCCTGAAGGCTGGCATTACAGCTTCGCCAATGTTGTTGGTAAGAATCTCCAACTCCCTGTCCATAGCCTTCACTTGGTTGACATACGAGTCGGCGGTAAGGGCTGCGTTTCCGTGAGCGTCCTCAGTCCCAGCCATTATAATATTGAATCTGGCCTGCACCTTCTCAGCGGCAGTGACTTGCTTGTAGCTTTTAGTTATGCCCATATTGAACAGTTCAGACTTTAGCCGTGCCTCGTCTATGACAACACCAAATCTTCTCACTGTCTCGTGGTTGCCGACCAAAGCGCTTTGAAAGGCAATCATAACTTCGCTGTCAACTTCGTTGTTCAAAGATGCCACATCTGTAGCCAGCTTGGTGAGCCTCACCGACAGGTCTGCTGCCTCGCCACGAGCAAAACCCATCGGGACAAATGTATCCTGAACACGAGCTGCCATTTCTTCTAATTGAAATGATGATCGACCAACAGCCGCCCCAAACTCGTCAAGTTCTTTCCTGACCTCTCCAGCGAACTCCTTAAAGACAACGCTAGATTTATCGCGCATCTCTTGAACATTCGCAGCGAAATCAACGGCGCTCTTGCCCGCCCTAATAAACTCCCTGATGATAACAGCCCCGACAACTGTTTTGATAGCCGTGGCCAATCGCTTCATGTTTTGAGCGGACTTATCGGCTGTGCGTTTGGTATCCTTTTCAAGCTGCCCCAGCTTGCGGCGCACATCTCTCAGGTCAGCAGTGACCTCAACCAGTAGTGTATCAACGGGAGTCGCCATTAGTCAGGATACCTTTCCATCAGGTCGTTCAGTTCATCTCGTCCCAGCGGAGTAGGCTTACCAGATGAATGAAACTCGCTAAATCCGTTTAATGCGGCGTAAAATTCGTGGGGGCTTAAATCCCAAAAATCTCGTGGCCGCATCTGCATAATTCCAAGTCCGATTTCCATGTAATTATGCCACGGAAACTCATCTGATGCTACGCCTCCTCCGCTTCGTCCTTTCCCTCATCTTGCCCACCTATAAGGGCATTGGTCAGCACTTCGCCCGCAGCGCCCATTGCCGCCACGATACCCGCTTCCCAAATGATTTTGTTTACGTCTTTATCGGTAAGATCATTGCCGCCACCTTTGATCGCCGAGTGAAGGACGATAGAAAGCTGCTGAAGGCCAATAGAGGTGTCCCCTATGCTCTGGGCTAGGCGGATAACGCTTTGCCCTGTAGCGCCTTCTATGCGTGCAATGGAATCGAAGTTTAGGCGGGTGTTGTAATCTTCACCGCCAAGCGAAATCTTCATCTCGCCCCTGTGTTTATTAGCCATCTGGCTCTCCTATGTTTCGGGGGTCTCCCCCTCGTCTTCCGCCTCAACCTTTTTGGCTTTGGCTTTTTTCGATGCACCTGCACCGATAAACACATCTAAAGTCTCGTCACGGCCACCGACATTGATTGCCCGTTCAACCGTGTAAGACTTACCGCCGACAGATATTAAAGAACCCGCCTCAATACCATCGAGAAAAGGAATGGTCACGAGATTGCCAGACGAATGAACCTGACCGACAACCTCGCCACCATCAACCTTAACTTTTTCGCTAGACCAAGCCATCTTAGACGGTAGCGAATGTAATCGCGCCAGAGCTTTCCAGCGTCACGGAATAAGTCACTTCACCGTTGTATTCGCCAGAGTATTCCAACGATGCAACCATGAACGCGCCCGTGTAAGTTCCAAAATCAGGAATGATGATTTGGAAGTTGCTGAATGTCGATGTGCCAAACTTGCCGCGAAGCGTTGTTTCGCTTGCCGCATCAGTGAAAACACCAGAACCAGAAATGCTGATTGTTTGGATGCCACCGTTTGCAAGCAATTCGCGTTGATTGCTGCTATCCATTGTCGTTACGTCAACTGCTTCATCGTTCAATGAAATGCTGGTAGAGCGCAAGCCGCCCACTGTCGTGAACGCTTCTGGCGAACCACCATCACCGATTTTTACGAGTAGGCTTGAACCTTTTTGAGCCGCCATGTCTCTTTCTCCTAGTTATCAAACACAACGACTCGAAATCGCATGATGCCGTGCCGCGTTATACCATCTGCCTCTACAAGTGTTTGATCAAACTCATGTCTGATATTCACTAGAGAAGCACCACTTACAGTTATATCATTATTGTGAAGGGCTGAAAACACTTGTTCCATAATCTCCTTCACCTCTTTTCTTCCGCCCCTGTAGCGCGACCAGATGTGGAGCGTGAGGGTATGCTCATGTGCATCCTTCGTCTTTGTCCCCGCATCAATCGCCGTTTCCTCGCCAACCGTGATGTATGGATACGCTGTGTCTTCTTCAACATCATCAAAAACTCCTGATATTGCCGCGCCATCTGCGTCAGTGATATTGGCAGCTACAAGCGTGGCGTAGATGCTTTTCTGCAATTCCCAACTGTGTAAGGCCATTAGAACAACTCCCGTATCTTGCGTCGTATCTTAGGCCGCACTTCTTCCGCAGATGGTTGCAGGAATGGGCGAGCTGCCATCTTGCTTGTGCCAAACTCAAGCGCCTCTGAATATTTAGCGCGACTTTCTACTGCACCAGATAGCCCACTAGGGCTTCGTGAGATGTGGATATTGTTCGCTAGGAACCCCGTGTCGCTGGCTGGATACTCACCCGCCGCTGATGCCGTGTGAGTTATGTTGCCCCGTGTGTAAGTTCGACCTGATTTATTTCCCGCCAATATACCTTTGACCGCAATGCCGCGAATCTCTTGCAGGCCGTAACCAACAATCTTCTTCGCGTTTTCTTCATAGCCCTTGAGGACTTGCTTATAACGCGGGCGAACAGAAACTTTAGCACTCATGTCCCCGCCCCCTCCGTGCAAAGCAACTCAAGATAACGCTCCCTGTAGTCCTTGTTCAGAATGGCATTGATGGCCAGATAGGTTGTGGTGGTTTCCATGCCCCGCGTGCGGGCATATTTAATGCGATATTTTTGGCTGATGTCATTACGGAAACGGATAGTAACAACGTGAGAAACATTCTGCTCAATTTTGTCACCGAAGAACCTTTCCCGCCCGCTAGGAGCCTCAATACTAGCAAAGATGTCATCGACATCTGACCACGTTACAGCAAACCCACCCCCGCCATCAGCAACCCGTGTTTGCTTTTGCAGGGTAATCTTGTGACGCATTGCACCAATACCCATTACGATCACCAAGTCTTTTGAAGGATGTTGTTGAATGGGGTGCTGTTAAGGGACATTACCTTATAAGGTCGGATTAGAGATTCAATAATCGTCGGGGGCTTAGGTGGTGGGAATCTCTCAAAGTCTCCACGATGCTCATAATTAAATGTAATGAACTGCATAATCGCAAGACGGAGTGGCTCTGGCACATCGGTATCATTCGAACCGTAGCCCGCCACATATTGAATCTCTAAACCATTGGCTGCCCGTAATCCTGTCGGCCAGCTTTGCCCATCACGCAAAACAATACGCGGCGGAGTGTTAGCTGTGTCAACAAAATACTTGGCCGAATCAAACGTGGTCGCTGTGTCGCTGTCATCGTATGACTTAACATGGGTCACAGAAGCCAAAGGCGCACGGGGCAACTCAATAAAGTTTTGGCGGTAGGAAACATCCGCCCCAACTCTGGTTCCCTCCCAAAGCGCATAATCGGTTTCATTAACGTAATCAATAAACAGATTGTAGGTGGTGTTCATCAGCGTGCGCTGAGTCATCTCCTCGACCTGTTTGGTGGCGGCGATAATTAAACTGCGAACCAACGTATCATCAGTTTGGTCGCTTAATCTAAGGTGGTCTTTGACCCTTGTAAGGCTGACGGGATAATCCGCAGCTTCAGTGACAACTTGCAATCCAGCCATATCAATTCTCCGTCTAAGCGAGAATTATACACTCTTTTGA